GATGCATCATCGGATGAGCACTTTGTGGTGATCACAACATCTTTGATGTCCTTGAAAGATCTCAACATCATTTCAAACAGCTTCTTGAACATCAACATGTGACCAGCATGGATGATGGTGCTGACATAGTGGAGAATTCCCTGCATGAAGTTAGACAGGTTCTTCACGTAGACAGACATACCATTGTTCAGATCACCACCAGCTTCACTGAGGAATTGTTCTTTCAGTTCATTCATTGAATCTTCGAATGATCGTTCATGAGGCTTTTGCAAGTACTTCTTCATCAGGTTGGCTGGCAGTTCATGACGCTTATTCGTGACTAAGTTCAATATACCTCTAACAACATTCGACATCTCTGGCCATGCTCTAGTCAAGACAGCAAAAGTATTTCCAAAAGCAGGCATCACAAAGTTTTGACACCAGGTTGCACAGTCGATGGATTCTGACAAGGTCATTGTGGTTAGACCAGGCCTGAGACGAGACCTCACTTTTGAGTAGTGGTCTGACGTGGATGATGATTTCTCTGTACCCTTAGTTAGGTATTCACCCGTTATGTCTTCTGCAATTGTTCTTGCAATACTTTCAAGGAATTTTATAACAATGCGAGATATCATTGTGATTATGAAAATCTCACGGACTCCACCCAGCTGGTTCTTCTTGAACAGAGTTGCTATAATGCCACCGGAATCAATACAGAATTGGACAATCTTACTCATTTCTCTAAATGGACGAACTTCCCCTGCATCAATCTGTTCTATGACCACCATGATATTCTCCATGGCCTTGACTTTCACACCCACAGTTTTAAAGAAATCCTTTATCTTGAGATCTACTTTCCTATCTTTGAACTCCTTGCCACCGTGATTTGACATGTGGTTCTTCATGCTGGCGCTGGATTTCATGGTGGCGAGTTCCTCGTAGAATATAGAATCCCAATTCCTCATGAGCTTTTGCATTAGCACATCTTCACTAATTCCTTTGAAGTTCAGGTGTTCTAATATTGCCAGTCCGCAGTTGCGAAGATGGGAGCCTGAAAATTCATGTGGTTTCAAAGTATTCGGGTCAATATCTCCCTCAGCACCAGGGTTCATATACTCTTTTCTAGAATCGCGGAGTAAGACTTCGTTCTTTACCATTTTGGCAAAGATCTGTAGATCTGATTGGTTCTTCTCTGATTTGTCTTTATTGTGATAAATGCCTAGATAAGATAGACAGAGTGCTTCTTCGTAGTTGTGCAGTGGCATACCAGATATGAATGACTTCACACCCACAATGGCATCTTTCGCATTGTCGATCTCGTTGTATTCATCTTCAGGGTTTTCCGCAATGACGGCAGCAGCTCTGATGGATCGTCGTTCAGCCATTTCTGTGAATGCAAGTATTGTTTTGTGTATGGCGAA